GAATGATGCCCCCGAGCAGTGTCTGTATGTGATGGACGGCGCGGGTCACCCCCCCAGATGCGTCTTTGTCCGGCCATTCTTTGTACTGCAGCACTGCGGCCATAGCGCTCTCCCAGTTGCAGAAATTTCCGCGTTTTGTAAGCTTACCGGCAGGGCTGATCACTGGTATGTAGCATGTCGCTTGCTTGAGCGGCACACCAGTGTGGTCGCACACGAAGAAGGAGTGAGCATCATTCAACTTGCGTTTCCCCATATCTATGTTTTACTATGTTTTACTCTTATGTTACTCAACTCATACTCTTCAGTATGTCTGAAATTCCGCCCAATTCTGGCTTTGGCGCGTCTACTTCTATTTGTGTCGCGGCGCCGTCCCTGAGGTGTACAAATGCTACAAGCATCCCAAATACGACGAACCACTCCATTCCGCTTACCAACACTCTAGATTTTTTTTCATCGCAGACGTCGCGCTCGTTCGCTCTCGTATGCCTCAATGTTGTTTGCAGACCCCCCAAACTTAACGAATGGCGATCAGATAAGACGGAAAATCCAAGACTCGTTTTGAGATGCACTCTCAATACCAGCCCTGGACGCAAGGGGGTGCTTTATCCAGCTCATTTTTGGAATGGGCCTAAATGTAGTATGTGTGCGCTCCCACACTTGATGCTGCGACTCGTCCAATTTGGTCATATACATGTCACGGCGACGCGACATAGAACGCTCGTTTCGGTCCGAGCAGTCGACCGATGCGTACCGTGCTGGGGGGTCTACTGCTACTTGAATCCCTGGTTCAGTACCGTCAAGAAGGAAATGCTGTCCATAGTCGACGCGATTCTGCATGACGGCGTGCTTGTTGACATGCGATTAGAAGCAGTAGGCGTGATTGCACTTACAGCGGGTGGAAGCGGCTTGTGATTTACCGATTTCTCGGAGGACACTATAGTTGGAGCAATCGGGTCCGTTCCGCGTGTGATCATATAAATCACAGCAGCAGCGATCAAATATGATTGCATCTCTGATAGTAGCTAAGAAAATAACTCAGCCACCGGGCGAAACCTGCGTCCAAACGTATAATACCCGAGTCCGGCAATCAGTGCTAGCGTTGCCATTTTTTCCCATAAAGGCTCCTCTTCTTCAACAGTGCCGGCGTTCTCCGCCTTCGCTTGTACGTACTGAGTTACTCCAGCGATTACGTCTGCAGCCAACTGTACAGATTTTAGTGTTTTCAACGGCAATACCGCTTTGCTTATGTTGGGCATTTTAACGGATGGCGGCTCGTGTGGCTTCGGCGCTTTCACAACGGGCGGCTCGTGCGGCGCGTGCGGCGGTCCAACATCGTGTACAACGGGTGGCTTCTCGTGCGGCACGGGCAGGTGTGGAGGCTCGGCGTGTCCGATGTTATTCACCAATGCCTCCATTTCCTTACCCCCAGTCGCAGTAGCTTTCTCTGTGAGCACCGCGACTTTACGCGTAGTAGCGACACTCGCGCCCCTGAACCGTCCAACTTTTACTAGCGTAGGTACAGTCGTCGCGCGTTTCACTGCCTCTGTTAGAGCTGCTGTGTGGTGTGCTGCGAGGCCAGTAATTTTAGCGACTGGCGCGGCTACCAGCTTGGAGAGTTTCGCGGCGCCAGTGCTTTTTACCACTTTAGAAGCGGAAGCGACGGCCTTTGTGGCTATATGTGTTACTTTTTTTGAAGCGACAGCGACGGCCTTTGTGGCTACCTTTGCTACTGTCGACGCGGCACGCGAGCCTTTGAACAACCCTCCAAACCAACTGAAAGCGCCCTTCAGCCCTCCAAAAATAGTACCTATTCCCGGAATACAACTCCGCGCAGCGCCCGTTGCGGCGAGGCCCACATTCACAGCCCTCCACGCGGGATTAGGAGTCTGCAACTCGCCGCCGCAGAGGAGCCCACTCTCTTCTGCTCCAGTGAGGCCCACGTCTGCAATTGCAGCACCGCACCCCACGAACGGAACCATAGACGCCACCGCGAGAACGCCGTGTGTCCCGAGAGCGGCATATGCGTCTGTTTTTGGATTGCCAGTGCATCCGCCCCCCATGCTATATCACTCTGTTAGAAAAGAAATTACCGCCGCCGAAGCACGAATAACGCCACTGCAGCCCCGGCAATCAGAACGGTATTGCCATTCTCGCCCACCCACTTGAACATTCCTGCTCCGAGACCGGCGCCGAGCCCAATCCCTAGCGTCCCCAAAAAACCGGCCTTTTTACCTACCTTCGCAATCTTATTTCCAGTGTGACTCGACACCTCGCCAATCGCGTGCCCCGCAGACGATACAATCTTGCCAAAATTCACCATACATATAACATAAGATGCAGAATTATATCCATAGGTCGCTGTGCGCGCTAGACACCTCCGGCGCGAGGTTCATTCGCTCGAGTGCCGCCTTGATGCGCGGGTCGCCCGTGTTCGCGGCGTGCACAGTCATAACAAGCGCCCCCACCCCTAGAATTAGACGCGCCTCTGTAGACACGTAGATCCCGGTCGTATACTTGATGACTAGCTCGTCGAGGACGTCCTTGAACTGATCCGCGTTTTCAGTCGCGATCTTGCCGAGGCCGCCGAGCTGCAAATTGAGCGGGTTGAACACATGCGTGGACATCTCTAGGCTGTTCATGGCAGCGCTGAAGAGATTAATTCCCACATTGCTATCGGACGCGGCCTTCGAACCGAGTTGAATCTCAACGTAGTGCATTTCGTCGAGGAGGTCGGCGTCTGCAGACTTCGCGCTGAGCGAGCCGTTGCGCTTCTTGAGCCATGTAAACTTCTCGCGGTAGGCCGTAATTTTATCCAGAAGCGCGCTCTTTTGGTCAATAGCCATCTCCTTCTTAGGCGCCGGTGCGGGCACGGGCATAGGCGCAGACTTCTTTGGCGCGGGGGGTGGCTTCGATGCTGCAGCTGCCTTCAAATTTCCAGCGCGTGCGACGCCCTCGCGCGACACAGTGCTCAAATCAAGCGGATCGACATTCTCTGACATGGTGCACACTCATCTATGAATTGGAAAATTCAATTCAATTTACGCTACCTCACACATCAAATCCATATACCGCCAGAAACGCTCGTGCATCTCTGGACGCGCGCGCACACTCTCAAACATAGACACAAATCCCGTAAACATGGGATACTTGCCCGCGTCCACCTTGAACTTCTGGGACAGGCGGTCCCAGTGACGCGCGGCCACTGCAACCTGCTCTGTCTTAATTGAGCTTGCGATGAGCGTCGCGATCAGCGGCGTAAGCTTAATACTCTCTACAACCATCCCCTCAGACCCCTCTACCCCCTCCCTCTCTAACCACGCCGCCATATTAAATAGCTTCTCTGCGATGAATTCTCCAACGGTCGCCATTATGTGAATAGGTACGCTGCGACTGCGGCTCCTACTGGCACGACAAGAAAATGTACGTTCGTCGCGCTGGGGTGTGGCGACAGCGCCTTGAGCAGGCGCATCTCGCCCTCGTCTGTGAACGACTCCTTTGGCAGTCCGAGCGCGTACATAGCGACTCCCACGATACCACCCACCGTGAATGCACGCGACGACGGAGTCCTGAGCCCCATCTGTACCAGCATACCGCGAATTCCGTCGACCTCGATGAACGACATTCTCTTTTACACACACTCTTAGAAAATGTCGGTTTAACCCTGGGTTCGGGCATACGCCGCCCTCTGCGCAACCTGCCTTTCGTTGATTGTTGTGGACCTGCCAGATGTTTTGGCTGCGGAACCCGTGTTGTACATGGCCTGTGCCATATCCTGTGTATTGCGACCCGCGGAGAACGGATTTGTCGCACTGGTGAACTTCCACCCGTCTATGCCTGGCTGTGCGCCGTCCCTCGCACTCAAAAAGGGCGCATACAGCTCGCCCGGCACTTTGGAATCGCCACTGAAAATATTAACAAACGGCGATAGTGCTCCAGATGCGTATGTGTCGCTGAGTGGCTTGTGTCTGCCGAGGCGCGGGCCATCGACCTTCTTCTGGTCCACGAGGTACTTAAATATGAGATCGTCCTTGGTGTTGATTCCCCACATATCAATCATCTGATTACGAAGCGCGAACTCGTAGTCCTGGTGGACCTGCTCAATGCGGCGCTGCACAAAATCCGGGTACACCGACATGAGCCACTGAAGCTCGCCAGGCTTACGGGGGTTGATAAGTGAATTGACGTACACGTCGAAATCTGCGACCTCCGCCTGATCCTTCATCTTCTGCAGATAGGCAACCTCCTGGTCCGTGATCGGGTCAGTGCAAATCACATTCCCAGTCCTCGACAAACCCTGACCAGCCGACTTACGGATCTCCTCGCGGTTCCTCATATACTGCTGTTGAGGGCCAGGGACATTATACTTCACGGGCGCGGGCGCCTGCTGGGTGTTGTACTGTCCACGTGGGAGCCCGTCTCCTGTGATTTCTGCTGCTTTATCCGGAAACGTAGTAGGCGTCGTGTAGCGCTGCTTCAGTCCCATCTTGGCGCCTGAGATCTCTCACCCCTTATCAAAATGTGTGCCCTGCCCCGGGCTGAAAGACGGCATATGACTAAATGCTGATGCACCACCAATGGACGGCATCTTTTTGTGTCTGACCTATGCATTCTTTTAGAATGTTTACAAGTTAAACATACTCCCCTCTTGTTCTTTGAATTCGTCGTATGCAGACGGTCCGGCGGAATTTGAGCGCGATGCAACTGCACGGAGTCGGAAAACCACGGCGACACAGATTAACGCAATCGTGATTCGAATCATCTCCAGTAGTAATGTTAGAAAAGAATACTAGCTGTTTTGGAACCACGACGGGTTTTAGTATACAGACGGCATATGTGAAGACTGTAGTGCGTCGTTGAGGCTGGACATGTGACTGGTCGTATTTGCATTCATACTGCGCTGTGGCTGCTGTGTCTGCGGCTGTGGCTGCTGCGGCTGCGGCTGATTACGCTGTGTAGAACTGCGCACCCGCTGCATCAGTTCCTTTGCCTCATCACTCCCTTTCACAGGACCATTATACTTCCGTTTCCGAATCAACGGCGACTCCATCACTATCTCCAATGTCAGAAGACAACAACTCGTCATCATCTTGTGTTTCATATTCATCCTCATGCTCCTCGACACCCGCTTCAGTTCCAGAGAAATCGTTGTCTACACAGCAGCAGTAAGCTCATTTTCAGGAATATTCTCCAAGAGTGCATTGAGATACCACTCGTCGGTGGCCACGTACTCTTCCCAATAGGTTAGCGGCTTTATTGTCACGCGGCGGGGACGCTCCATTGCCATAGTGCTAGTGATATTTGACTTAGATCTTATTTATATCTTACATATTCTCTAAAAACACCAATGCCACAGAAGCACCGACAGCTCCATAAAACTGCGGTAAATGACAGCTAAGTGTCTTCGCGCAAGGGCATACGAGTGTCACATATGCCGCGTACAACAGAAGCATGGTAACAACCCCTTGACTACGCATGTTCATCTGTATATTCAGAAATAATCTTTTGCAGTATCTCATGTACACGCTCCGATGGAAGAGTGCGCAGGAACACATAGTACTTTGGGTCGAGTCTGTACCGTTCTCGTCACAGAAAAAGTAGTCGATAGGGCCATGTCTCATCATAAACGCCTTCCGTGGCTCAAGGTCCGCACAGCACAAACGACACCAGTGTCGACTACACATTTTTACTCTTATGGTATTTTGGTTTACTTTTGTGCTACTCAATATATTCGAATAACTGCATATCCAGCGACGGCGGCTACAACCGTCTCCTGTGCGAGGCGGTTATCCAGCGTGAACGCATCGCCACGGCAGTAATAGTCAAACACGGCTCCCGCAGCCATACAGCCCGTGTAGTACTGCGGCATCGGAAACATGCGGTTGTATCCGGAGTACGCCATCGCGGCGCCAGCGAGGATCAAGCCGTAGGTCATGCCCTTGGTATAGTCCATGCTGGCGTGTGGGGTTTTGCAGAGGTTCTCCATAATAATTCTTTTTATACATTAAAGTTAGAAAAAGAATTTCTATTTGTATATGTATACAGATGTTAGGTGGTGTGGTAGATGCGATGTCAGTAGATATGTCCCAAAAATTGGATGGCCATTTTAACTCGCTACAGGCGCATTTTAGACCAGTCGAGGCGCGCGTGCAGGCACTGAAAGACGAACAAGCATATTTGCACGCGATGTCGCGACACGCAGAGTCTTCAAGAACCGGTACATACTCAGATAATAGAGAACATACTCGATTGGCGCATCAAGACAGAATTCGAGGGATTCCTAAAATAGTAAATTGGTCGGAGCTTAAAAATACATCTAAGTATAAGAGTATAATTAGAGCTACAAAAGAATAGATAGAGTACCATGAAAGATAAATATCTTTTTATTCTAACACTCTTCAGTATGGAAACCGTCGTCTACAATGATGAATTCATGCGCTGTGCTTTTGCGGACATGGATACTGCTATGGACCTTGAACGTGCTGATCAACCCAAGCGCGACAACACCGTCTGCCCGAACTGCGACAACGGACGCCTCGTGTATTTTTGCTCGGGAGGACATCCCGGGTCCGCTGTTTGTGACAATTGCGGTTGTGTGCTGGGCGGCCTCGTTCTATATGGACAAATGTACGGCGTGCGTCTCACGACTCGCCACAGCAACTACAAACGCATTCACCACTTCCACGAGCGAATCAGTCAGCTACTGCTGCTCGAGACTCAAATACCTGCAGTCGATATGCTTGCTATCGCTGAGGGCTTCAAGGCTGGCGGATACACCATTCTCGACAAAGCAAATGTCCGAGCAGTACTCCGATCTCTGAAGAAACAAAACTGGATCGAGCGGTGGCTTCAAATCGTCCACCGCATCTCTGGCTATACGCCGCCTCCGCCTGGGCCACAGCTCGTACGAGCGCTAGATATGCTGTTTGTCGAGATTCAGGCCCCTTTCGAGAAGCAAAAACCTCCCGGACGCACCAACATGCTGAACTACAATTACGTCCTTCATAGACTTCTCCAGAAACTTGGCTGCATCGAATACTGCATGTTCTTCCCAATCATCAAATCAAAGTCAAAACTGGAGGCCCTCGATGCCGTCTGGGCCGATATGTGCGTTACATTGATGTGGAAGTTCGAACCGCTGAAGCCCGTGCCCAAATTTTCTGTGCAAGTTTTGAAATCTGTGCTTGAAGCAAGGTTGACGCACTTGCGACTCGCTGACGTAGAGACTCCTGTGAGTAAAGCAGCCCCAAGGAAAACGGAATTCCGTGTGTTGAATCACTATCAACGTCAATTAGACTCGAGGAAGCGACGACAGCAAGTCCATTCAATGCCGATTGAATTGCCAATTCGAGGACTTGCGAAGTTGCGTCGGATCCCTCGCCCCAAAAAACGGGCATGATCGATTCGATTATAGACCCTGCGAGTACGCCGACGGCGACGTGGCTGATTCCATCGCAAATCGGGATGCTGCTCATTGTGCTGTCTCTGAGTCGTTTGGAAAGTTAAATGTATTGCCGCCAGGGCTGTGGCATAATATGCTGTACTGTGAGCATATCCGAGGCAGACTGTAGCCCTCCTGCAGGGGGCACGCCGCCGTCCTCTATTCCGTTCATGGCACTCTCCCAATACTCTTTCGAGCCCATTTTGAATTCTCCAGGGTCTACTGCCTTCCACCAGTTCATCATCTCCATTGGATCGACGTGTGTATCTGGGCATGTGTTTATCACCATGGTTTCGCTGTCCTCTGTGTACGCGTCCAGTATCTGTGCGAATGCGTCTTTAGTCAAGAAGTCCCCAAAGTCTTCCCACAGAGACTCGCGCTGGCGCATCTGCAGAGTCTTCATAATAAAAATATAGTCTGTGTTTCCTCGCAGAACAGGAGCGATTCCCTTAGCGTACTGCGTGGTAATTAATGTAAAAATTTATAGTGGCGTCCAGCAACGAAGAGCTCCATTAGGTTATTGTCGTGCTTAAGGCGGGAATCTGAGATCACGTCGTCCAGTAAGACAAAAAATGAGCCTTTTCCTCTGCCTCTTCTTTGGTGAGTGTGGGGTCATTCAAGATCTTTTTTTGCCGCGCGAATATTGCGTCGAGAATAGCCGGGTTGTACTTGTTGAAGATATAAGCCTGTGGCACGTACTGCGACCAAAAGTGATTGAGTTCGTCTGTTTGACTGATAACTATGCCAGCGGTAAATTTGTCCTTCATGTGGTACATCAGGTTGCGAAATACCCAACTTTTCCCAGTGCGCCGCTTCCCACATGCGACAGTTGTGCCGTCTAGCTTAATATCATCTGGATTGAATTCAAGAAAATCCGGAATCTGCACCTCTGCGTACTTGTCCGATGACAGAATAGGCATAGTGGCATTGCGCCCATACGTCTTATTCTCACCGCCCTTTTTCACACTGCGCATTTCACTGCCATCCGCTACAGGTGCGGCAACATCCGGTGTTTTTGGGGTCCTCTTTAACTTTGGGTTTGGGCTCAGTTGGCAGCATCGTACTATATGTGAATAAATTAGAAAGACTGTAGGACCTCTATAATATTCTCATGTATTAGTTCACAACGTATGACATAAGCACGCCAATTATTGACGATCGTACTCATTCTTACATACGCGAATCCACTCACGGATACACACTATTCAGTTGCTAGTATGCTGCACATGGACAAGTTCTCTGCGTGGTATAAGGTTATAACAGAATCATACAGAGGGGAACCAGACGACGCGACGAAACAATTGCGGTCGTTCACAAAACCTCTGCGAATGCTCAACATGGACCCATTCCTCAAAATAGACACAGCTTTATAAACGCACACTCCTCAGACACTCTCCACTCAAACTGCGCGCGTTGATTGCGCCGCACACATTATACCTGCAACACGCATGGGTACAGAATGCGCTTGTATTGCAGTGGCTCATAGGACACGTGCTGATTGCCACCCTCTCTATGTGGTATACAGTTAGAACTGTTGCAGCGCGGGCTCGACTTCCATTCCGAACGTCTGAGGCGCCGGCGTTGTGTAGTCCTGTGCAAAGGCATATTCAATGTTCTGAAACGCGCTGACCTCGGTCTTGAGCTCCAGCTTAGAGCGCTGGCAGATGATTGACACGTCGTCAAACGACCAGTGAATGCCGAACTTGTCGCCGCCGACGCCGGTATAGATCTGGTTTGCATACATAGTGGCAGCGACGACGTCGCCGGATGCGTCGTTTCCGCCTGGAAGCGCCTGTCCGGTGCGATCACAGACGCTCACGGTCTTCACAACCTTGCCGCCCATACCGTCCCACACAAACTTGGCCGCGCTCAACTGCAGCGTGTTGCCGTTCTGCTGTCCCGTAGTCTTGTCAAACTTCTGGCGCACCGTGCGGATCTGCAGCATGCGCACTTCGTCGCGGCTCAGGTTCTTGGGCCTGAGGAGCTTGAGCTGGTTGGCAAACACAAAATCAAGAAGCTTGTCGTCGATTGCAGTTAGCAGGGTCGTGAAGTCAGCGAAGAGCGTGTTCTCTGCGTTGTTGATTGGCGCGTCCGTGAGGTCGAGTGTGAATTTGGTCTTGGTCACGTCCGTTGGGCCCCACAAAGTGCCGTAGTTCCCGTCGCCCGTGCAGCGCGGCCAGTTCGTGACGCAGGCGATCGTGACAACCGCGACCTCGCCGGAGTAGTCGCCGTACACCATGGCGACCACCGGCTTGCCGTTGCGCTCCGGCCCCATCGCGAAGAAGACCTGCTTGGCGTCGACGGTCGTGAAGGGGGTGAACGTGCGACCCATTTTTTTAATTGTAGTAGCGGATAGGGAGGATTGGAGTTCCAGAGTGTCTCATACTAAGTGTTGGAAAATCTATATGGTCTGCGCTGGGCTTGTAATGGCTCGTAATGGGCCCGCGCGCGATTGCGTTGGCCTCTGCACTAGCCACAGCGTTGTTTGTGAACACGGGGGGCTTCTTTCGTACCCCAGCCGTGTAATTTGCACTCACAGTCCCAGTAGCAGAACCAACCTTCTGATACCTACCGAGTTTTGTGCTGGTGATCGAGCGCCCTTCGTAGTACGGGTGTCCAGCCACCTTCCCAATGAATGTTGGAGTTGCGGCGTTTGATTGGTCGGCGTGAGTGTCGGGAACATATGTGATATCACTACGCTTGAACTGATACCCCATGAATGACTTTTATACGTTAAACTTAGAATATTCCTCATTCGGATCCCCTAACAAAGCCATGCACGCGTGTCCACGCTCACACCCCATATACTTCCCTCGCACGAGGCACCAGTTATGAAGCGCCTCGTGAATTAACACCTGAACAATCTCCGCATCGTGCATCGTGCGGGAGAACATCCCAATCTTATTGCTGTCATTGTACGCGAGCGTTGCGTTGTCAAACCCGGTACCGTCTTCGAATTCAGCTCGGCGGAGGCGTTTCAATGTCCCGATGGTATCAAAATTCACACTTGCGCCATATCTGTAGTTATTCTTGACAAACATCTTAAACACGGAGCGTGCAGCAGTCTCGTTCTGTCCGAATATCTTCGCTGCCTGCCAACGTGCCTTCGCAGACGCTGCTGTGTTAGTAGCTGGGAACTCGGCCAACTTGGGAACAATGGAAATGCACTGTTTTTTGCTGCTCTCATTGATAGACGGGTCCTCATCTTCATCACTGTCTGATGTGTCAGAAGATACAGGGAGTGGCCCCTTGTGCTTGTAGGACCAGTGGTACGTGTCCACGGTGCGCTGAATTGCGAACGAGATTCGCTTCTCGATATCGCTGCGGGTCTTGGGCTTTAGCGGAAGAGGTTTCGCCGCCTGTGTACTGATCGCGGTGTAGAAATGGGAATAGAACGAAAGCAGGTAGTCAAACGTGTCTGGATCTGGATAGACACGGTAGACCACCATACCCTCTTCACACCAACAGATGTTATCACACGATTT